AACTGGTCTCCAAAGATTGCAGTTCCATTTGAATCTGCTCCAGTTACATATTTTACATTAGCTTTGTACTCAGTTTCGTTGCTAGGTTCTCCTGATACCACAAACTCTGCATCATCTTTGAGAGCTTTGATTGCACTTGCTATATCTGTCATTGTTTACTTTCCTTTCTTTATAAAATTTCCATTACAACAAATTCATTACTTCCTGATTGATGAGCATCATCTTTTCCAACATGAAAAGAAGAACCCTGTAGTGATCTTGCCATAATTTTGTATGTTATTTGACTTGAACTCCCATGAGTTGTGTCTGTTTTTACTGCTGAAAAACCACCAAATAAAGTTCCACTTCTATCAGTAAATACTTTACAAGCTGAAAAACCACCTCCACAAAGATTAGTATCATTTCTATAGAAAGTAATACTATACTTATGATCAGAACCTCCTGATTGAGTATAGCCTGTAGCAAAACTAAAATGTAAATACATATTAGAAGAACTATTTACTGGTGTAATATTTACACTAGCTATTTGTGTATATGAACTACTTGTTAAAGAAGTATCACTTACATTGGCTCTTTGAATTTGTAAAACTTTTCCTGTATCAATACCACTAGGCAAAGCAGTAACACTATTTAAAGAAGCATTGTTAATAGATGTGTTTGGAATTGTAACACCAGTCAATGATGATGTGTTTAATCTTGTAATAGCCATTATGCTAGCACCTCCATAGCTACCACATAACTTGGTGAGCCATTTCCTATCCTAATATTAGTACTTGAAAAACCTGATGATATTTTAATATGATATGTTATTTGACTTGTTGTTGATGGAGTATCTACAAAGGTTTTAGAAAAAGTTGCAAAGTGCTTTTCTGTTCCTGAACCCAAACCAAGATTTCTACCAAGCTCTGCCATAATTATACCTCTGTAAGCATTTGAACTAGCACCTAAATCTGTGCTATCTCTAAATACATGACATCTTATTTTGCCTTCTACCTGGTCAGGTTCTCCAATACCAGCGTGTATTAAAATTTTACTTGATGTTGAAGTTGGGGTAATTGCACATGAAACACCTACATCTACAAAACTTGTTGAAGATGTTTGTGTTACAGAAAATTCTGTATCTTCTACAACTTGACCAATCTTACCAATACCACCAATACCTAAACCACTAGCTGTAGCAGATCCACCTGATGATGTTTGAATACTATCTACTCTTAATATTGATGTCATGCTAATACCTCCATTAATGTAATTTGTTGATCTCTAACTTTAAAAGCACATTGACCATTTGAATTAACTCTAATTGCAATTCCAAAAGTTGTGGCACTAGTCGTTGAGGGGGAGTCAAGATAACTAACAGACATAATATTATTACTTTCAGCAGTTGTATTACCATAATACCCAAGTTGGTCTGCAAATTGAACCAAGTCGGTAGAACCACCTCTTACTAATTTTGCCATACCATAATCAGTATTGTTGCTTCTTGCATAAATGTTCGCAAAACCAGAGTATACAATTAAAACTTTTGATGATGTTGATGTTGGTGTAATAGAAGCAGTAAAAGTTAAGTTAGCATATGTAGCACTTGTTGAACTTTCATCAGTAGATGTGCTACTATAAATTGTTTGACCAACCTTACCAACAGGAAATGTAGTTCCGTCTAGCTTTTGTAGATTTGTAACTTTAAGTGTAGACATTAGGCTAGTACCTCCATTAGTGTAATCATTGAAGGTTCACTATTTCTTTGACAAACTATAGATGAACCACTTTGTAATTTAAATTGTGTTTTATAAGTTACAGCACTTGTTGTGTTTGGTGAATCAAGAAAATATAATGGAACTTGCTCCATTTGTTGCATTGTATCAGGGTATCTTCTACATATGTTTCCTATCGCTATTAAACCATTAGAACTACCATTTAATCGCAAAGCACCACTTGTGCCATTATTTGTGCCATCTTCAGCAAACATATGTTGAGATACATAAACTAATATTTTACTGCTAGTAGCTGAAGGAGTTATGTTTAATGTTAAGCCTGTATCTGAATAGGAGGTTGTAGTATTAGTAACTGCTGTGTTATGTGATGTATATAAAACTTGACCAATCTTACCTATAGGGAAGGTACTCCCATCTCTTTTTTGTAGTGTATCTACTTGAATAATACTCAATTTTTTCTCCTATATAATTACAAAGCTAGATCCACTAGCTACTGTCAAAGTGCCTGATATAGTTATGGTACCTACAGCCATAGCATTTTTGCCTGAAGCAATAGACACATTGTTAAATGTTTGTCCGTTAGTCATAAAGAATGTAGAGGATAGACTTGACGATGATACTGTTCCGTCAGTTGGTGTACCAATATCTTTACTATTACCAAGAACTCTACCACTAAAAGTATCTGTCGATAATGGAGCAGAACTAAATGTGATCGTGCTACCTGATATAGCATAAGCTGAAGTGTACTGTACGACACCTGAGATAGATATTAAGGCATTAGCATCTGTCTGGGGTACAACAGCAGTTCCACCACTTGTTAAATTAAATGTTGTTGTTGATCCATTAAATGATGAAGCTATGTCATCTAGGATTGTATATTGTCCATCTGTAGGAGCTGTTCCTATGTATGCCATTATGCACCTCCATTATCTGTAATTGTGTTTCCGTCTGCTACCCATTTAAGTATTTCTTGGTAGTGTCTGTTTGATGTGTCGTGAGGCACATAAGCTATACTGTTATCTGTAAAAACTACTTTGTATGTTTTTCCCCACTGTGTGTTTTCAGAATCTAAATAATATTTTTCTATTGTTTTAATCATTATAACTCCGCATCTGCTGACAGTAATGTTGTATTGTTGTTGTAAATAAGAAAACCATTATGACCTCCTCCAATACTAGAAAAACCTGATAAATTCATATATCCAGAATTTAAAGTACTAATAGTTCCAAAACTAGGTGTGCTAGTAGAATTTTGATTTACCGCAGTTCCATCAGTAGCAGTAAAGTTGATTCGATATTGTCTACTTGAAGATAAACTATCAGACATTGTTGGTGCTGACCTTTTTGTAACTTTAAAAGGAAACATTGTTCTTGCTGTGTCAGAGCCTGAACCATAACCATATCCAATAACACCATCTCCACCATTAGATGGAAATGTTTCAAAATATCTTTGACATCTTTTTAAATTAACATCAAAAGGTATGAACTCAAAATCACTAGCAGTTGTGCCCTTCTCTAATTGTACTGAGTCATATTCCCAATTTGCACTAGAGGCTAAACTTACAGAAAAATTAATTTCTAAAAAATTAGAAGTTCCAATAGTCTTTGATGACATATCACTTGCTGTAAAAGTAATAGTAAATCTTTGTCTTGATGTAGTAATTGTTTTATTTTGACTACCCGAAGCTACTCTAGTGACTGTAGTGCTACCTCCAGCACCATAGTTTTCAAAAACTCTAGTATCTAAAGTACAGCTTGTTGATGCTTTAGCAAAAAAACTTAAAATAAAACTAGCATCGTTAAATTGTGTAATATCTTCTATACGAGTACCCATAACAATTTCTTGTGTAGAACCATTAGAATTAAGAACTTTTAATGATTTGTAAGTTTTGTTATCTACTTGAGAAATATCGGCATTACCTATAGCACGATAATTCATTTTCCACCTGTCTAAAGTGTAATCACCACTAGCTACATTTGTAAAAGATGTACCTCTTTGTGCTACAGATATATCACCATTAATAATTCGATTTCTAAATGGAATATCATTAAAAGCAGTTTTTGCAGTTGTGATTGAACTATCCGCTATCCCCGCT